AGTCTGATAAACCTTGCCTACATCACCTTCATAATTATAACCGCCAGCGATTGCTGAGTCTCTTTCTTCTTTTGATGTTGTAAACAAATGATTAGGTCCACCTGGCTTATCACCTGGCCTATACAAACGATATAACGTACTTGCACCCGCAGTAGTATCGCTAGGATCTAATGTTTTAAATGCAGTATCACCTTCTTTATTAAAACCACCTAATAATTCTTTGTCTGGCTCTGAGCTATAAAAATGTTGTTGCGTGCTTGGATTGTAGTAACGATTAAATTCACGTAACTTGGAACCTGTTTCAGTTACTGGGGTAGTGTTTTTTACTGCATCAAAATAATCTTTTTGTTTCTCATCAGCAATTGTAGATGCTGCTGTAGTTGCGGTTTTGTATAAAAGTTCTTTAGGAATGCCAGTGGTTTCAGCTAAATATTTATCTCCTTTAGGAAGCGAAGATAAATAAGTTGCAGCGGCTTGATACTTTGTTTGTTCTTGGGTTTCGCGTAAATCTTCATCTGTTCCTACAGCTGCTATACGACTTGCTTTACTAGCGGCCCCCATATCTTTGAGGCTTTTTAAATATTTCTCACCAACAGCAAACGCTTCTGGTGTTGTAATTGAACGGTACAAGGAAGGCGCCGTAGGCGCAGGCATTATTACTGTAGGTGCGGTTGCTTTCTGACTTCCCATAAGTACCTATTTTTTTATGTGGATCTCTATACTGATATTACTACTAATAAACTGCGCCAGGTGAGTCACCCCTACTGCCCCAAGCGGCATGAAGACGAGGAACAAAATCAACTCAGCGTAAGTGATGGTCTTTTTCATGAGGAGGAAAACCCTTTTCATATGGCCCAGTTTAACGAACTATTAGCCAGTATGTCTACAAAGATTATGCATTCATTAATGACTCAGCAAGAAAAACAAGTAGCAAAAGCTTTTTGGGAGGCTTGTAATTATGGAGGCAGACCGAAACCAGGGGATTTAAAAAACATGGAAGACAAGAGAATTTATTACGAATGGGTTCTACGGCTTGCTCATTTAAAACAGTGTGACAAGTTCTTAAAAAACGTTAAGATACCTATAGAAATGTAATAGCACTCCATGTTGGCGGATTATCTGGTTGAAGAAGGGGAGTTACCGGCCTTACCGCCAGTAAAAAAACCTTCTATTGATCCCAATAAATACGTAAGCTATAGGTTTAACGGTTTAAATATTTCAGAAGTCACAATTGAGAACAGCAAGGAAAAATTAGTCTCCTCGTTAGCGGACCAGGTGGAGATGTTTATACCACCTTCTGGTAGCTTTGAGGACGCAGACTTAAAAAGGTATTTAGAACTTGTTTGTAGTTACGAAACATCTACAAATGATTTGGTTCTTGGGCTATCACTTGCAGATCAGATAAGAATTTGTTTTAGTGATATGGTACCAGCAAAAATATGTGCTAAATTTCCCGACATTGACCTTGCAACAAAACGGCGATATAGGTGCGTTGCAGAATACTTGATTCGGCAAGAAGAATTAATAAAAATGAGGGACGAATCTGGGAAATTAATTAAAGAAGTCGGTAATCTCGGTAAAATGGTAGTAATTTATAGGCCGCTACCTAAAATAAGAGAAACATTAAAACGCTCAGGGCTGTTTGCATTTATAAAACAGACCCCAGGGGTAACCGAAACCAAATAACTTTTCGGTTATCCGTCCTATTTTTTATTTTTTCTTTGTTATTATCTTTATTAACTTACAACTTCAAAAATGACTAACTACAGAAAACAAAAACTAGACAAACTAGCTGGAAACACACCAACCGAAACGGAACGTGTCCTGACTAAGCTTGTCATTGAAAGAGTCTGTGATGACATGTGTGATTTTTATGATCGGTTTTATTATTTTGAAGGGCCTGGAGCTATGGTTTACGTCCCAACGGCTAAAGAAGAGAAGAATTCAATGTTTTACATGCCGGTTGCAGCACTAATTGCAGCCAAAGAGGACTTCCAATCAAAAGATATGGATGGAGTTGCCGAGATAATGCGTAAAGCTATTATTAAAGCTGAGACACTTGACTTAGAGAAAGAAGCTTTATTTATTATTCAAGACCCACAGCATATGTCGTTACTGAATTATAAACGTGAAAAAGGTGTTGCTGACCTTGTTCCTACATGAGTTATTACAAAAACCTACCTCGACATTTATTTCTTACAAGAATTTTACGAATTGAAGAGGACTGGTTAACTCCTGTTGAATATTTACCTTATATATACGCTTTACTTGGTGACATTGACTTAGACCCCTGCACAACTGAACACGCCAATAAAGAATATTTACGTGCAAGAAAGATCTACACATTAAAAGAAGACGGTTTAAATACTAACGAACAGTGGTTAGGAAAAACATATTTATTCCCTCCTACATACGGACGTTGCTCTTTTAATAAACAACGCGGTACATGGAGGTGGGGATTGAAAGGAGGCCACACCGGGAAGTCCCCCTCTTCTATTTGGTTTAAAAGGTTAGAAAAAGAATGGAAACTTCGTAATGTCTCAGAAGCTTTATTTTTTTCTACTAGCCATGAAATATTAAGGAGCTGTCCAGACATATGGAACTATCCAGTGTGTATACCAAAAGATAGAGCAAGGCTGATACACGGTAAATTTATGAAAGTCTTAGGTGCCCCATTCACGTGGGGGTTTTTTGTTTACTTACCTAGTACGGATTTAGGTTTTAATCAAATTGAAAGGTTTCAACAAATTTTTTCTAATATCGGTAAAGTCATCTGTTAAACAAGCTAGCGCGGAAGGCGTTTCTAAATCCATAGGTAACGTCACCCGGTCCCGACATAATAAACCTTCCTTCATCTTCACCGTCTGAAGCTGCGTTTTGTTTAATTAAATCTTTTGAATTGTTTATATACCTAGTTAAGAACCTTTTACCAGAGGTATTGTCGGACACACTTGAACCATTAGGACCATCGGTTTCCTCATACCGATTATCAACGTCATAATCCTGACTTGTTTCTAATTTCATGCTAGTATTTGGGCAGATACACTTACTGCCGTGATTACTTTTCAGTCTACTCCAAGTGAGGATACCATCTCATTCGACTCTTCTAATCCAGGTTGCAATTTTTCCAGCCGTAGTTTTGACTGGTATGCAGACAACAACTGGGAGACAGAAGCTAGCGATAATTTTTTTAAGCCTGACTTAAAAGAACTTGGTACAGATAACGTGCATGGGCCAGCACACTACACAAAAAACGAAGATATAGAGTGTATAGAAGCAATTAAAGCAGCATTAGGAACTGAAAAATTCCGTGGCTACTGTCAAGGTAATGTAATAAAGTATGTGTGGCGTGCTGACCACAAAAATAATACTTTAGAAGATTTAAAAAAAAGCAGGTGGTATTTAGATAGGCTTATTGCTTCTCATGAAAATAATTAAATAGTTTTACTAGAACCAAGGCAACCTTGTTCTTGGTTCCAGTAACGCCAGAAACGCCGTAAAGTTTCTTGGGATGGATCAAGTTCAAGTAATTTGCGTTCTAAATATTCAATTGCTTTTACTTGATTCGGCGTACCTAGATAACTTTCTCCTATGTTTAAAAGGCATTGATTAAGTTTGCATTTATGTTCAAACAATAATGGTACCTCTTTGTCAGGTGCCATGTACATGTTGAGCTCAACGCGGCGGCGTTCTTTTAACTTATTGTCAGCACCAAAATAAATTGAATTTATTAATGGGCTCCACTCCTTAATAATCAACTTCTTACTGGCGTAAGAGTTTATTAATTCAAGTAAATAAGATTCTTTAAAAGCAGCTAGACCTACGCTATGTGCATAACTTAATAGTGCAGATCTTTTTTTACTGTTTAAACTTACAAGTACGTATGCTTGCACTTTCTCAGCAAAAGGTTTTAGATCTTCTACTAATTGCTTGTTTATTTCTTTTGTTGTAGCTTTAGTCTGCCAATTAACTGCATGATTTCTAATTCTCCCACTGTCATACCCAATCTTATAGTGATCAGATCCTTCTTCTTTATAGCAACCAAAACGCCCGGAACCTAAGTAAATTCTGGGCGTTGTATATAATTGTATTAATTTTATACCGTCTTGATTAAAAAATAAGGGTAAGGTTTCCTTATGGGACAACAACGCTGCCGTTGTAAGTGACTTCTGAGTACCCATCTAATTCCAGTAGGACGATGTAGTTTTTGGTTGCATCTGTTACCGTAACAGCAACTACGCCTTTACTGCGACCATCCTTTGCTATGTTAGCAAAAGTTTTGTACCCTGCCGGTGCAGTAGAGCCGTTGTAAACGTCTTCTTGAAAAATTTCCATGGTATTGACACCATTACTTCTGTCTAACGTAACTATTAGACTACCCGTGTTGGCTGGGTCAACGCGAAAGCCTCTAATGTTCAAGCCAGTGGTTGTGGATGCAGACGTTGGTCCTTGGTAGGTAACTTCACTTCCAGCATTAACAAAAAAGTTGTCAATGGTCCCTTTGATTGTTCTGGTAGGCATGGTAATTACGAGAGTTGGCTTTTTGTCAGGTAGTTAAACTTAATTTCA